GCTGAATTAAAACGCCAAAAAAAATTTATACAAAAACAATCTGATATAATACTAGCTCTAGAAAAAGATATAGAACTTAAAAATAATATCATATTGGTATTAAAAAATAAATAATGGCACGTTGGACATACGCATTTAGTAATGGCAGCTATAACGATTTCCATCGTAAATATGACAATATTGCCATGATTGATATTGATAGTATTGAATGTTGTCCACATTGCTTTGAGCCACTTGCTATCCTTGAGACTTGCTATGACAAAGGACAGAAATACAAGGCTACCACCCTGGTAAACATAGTCGCTAGTCGCCTAAATATACCCTGCTTTTTAGTGTTCTATAAAAATTTGACCCCAACTACCCTAAACTTTAGGATCAAGCGTATAACAAGCTCTGAGACGGATTTTGAGGTCATGAACGAGCAGCAATGGGTGTCAATCTTGCTAGACCTACAAGCTAATCACAAAAAGGTATGTAAATATGGACACAAGTAGGGGTTTTTTATTTATTACCTATAAACTTTATCATCATTTATCTAAGCTAGATGGTGAACATAAATCCCATTGTCTAAATGTTTTCTTGTCTGTTATGAAGTATGCTTGGAAAAAGAATGGATATGAGGCAAAACTTAGGCACGAAACTATACACAAGGATACAGGTTTATGTAGGACTACGATCAAAAACTGCTTATCCACCCTTAATAAATTAAATGTTGTTAAATCTTTTAGGGGTAAATCTGGTAAGACTTATATTGTAAATGAGGTATTCTTAAAAGCTGAGAAGTTATATAAGATAGACGTTAAACCTACACAAGATAGCCGTTTTACGTCTACATTAGAAGAAACAATATACATTACTAATATAGATAAAATCATTGGTAAAAATCAAGGTAACTTAGATGATACTATAAATGAATTAGCCACTCTACCCCTGCCTGAATTAGAAAATGATTCTAACAATGTCTACTATTGTAAATTAGCTATTGAAAGAAAGAAGGAAAATGCTCGTGAAAAAAAATTAGTAGATCCTCAAATTATAAAAAAGGAATTAAAGAAGATTACAAAGGAAAGGAACTTCGCATACAAAAGAAAGAAAGAATACTATATTAGAAATGGTATCAAGCCATGGGAAAAATAAAGATACAATGCGAGGCGATTGCTAAGCACTCAGGTGTAAGGTGTAAAGCTAAGGGTTACTTTGTACCCACGTCAAGACGTATGCTTTGTCGGTTTCATGGTTGTTCTAAAACTATAGACTCTAAGACTAGGAAGTATAAAGGTTTATACAGAAATAAAAATATACCTATACAAAACAAAATAAAACTATTAAAAAATCTAAAAAACTTTAAGGATAAAACAGAAGATGAAATTAAGAGATATGTCAAAGACCAAGAAGAAAGGTCTAACTCTATCCGATACCGAACAAAATACTATACTCGAAGCTACAATCAATGGCGACTTAAGCATAGACGTAGCTCGAAACTTACAGATCAGCTTGATGACTTTTTACAAGTATTTAGAGCAAAATCCAAAGTTCAAAGCTGAGTATGAAAAAGCACAGGAGATAGGCGTTAAGACTTTAGTTGAAAAGATGTTAAAAATCTTTGACACTGACCCTGCTTCTATTGAACCGAATGAACTACTATTTTTGAGGGAGAAGAAGGACTTTCTAAAATGGTTAAGTCCTCGTCTATCTTCTATGTTTCAAGAGAAACAAAAGCTAGATGTTAAGCAAGACTCTACCATTAAAATTTCTTGGGAAGAAAATAATGATAACTTGATTGATGTTTCTGCTGATACAATTTCTGATACTTCTGATAGTAAAGACCTTTAGCCTGTAAAATATTTAAGAGAGTCAGCTTTGCTAACTCCCTTAAATTTTGTTTTTGTAATTGTTTATTCATTAAAATATTATA